TTGCTATACTGTTGGCATTAGGATGTCTTGGTCTTGCATTGCCTGTGTGCTTGTTGAACACATCATTCTCAAGTGTACTGCCAATACCATCCTCACCTTGCAGTTCTCCAGCAGGTATACCTGGCACTTGTGCATTTCTATTGTTGTCAGGTAATACACCTAACAATATACCTTCTTGTTCATTGCCTGTGAATCCTACAAGCACTTCACTACCTGGTGTTGGCGGCTGACTGCTCATTCCAAAACTAATGCTGTAGTTGTCAGCATGGCTTGTACCTCCAAAAGGCATAGCTCTTCTTACTTTATAATATACACCTGTATCTTCACTGGGAGGAGTCATACCTTCAAACAGTTCAACAAATATCTCCCCTTGATATTTGTCGTCTTTGATATCTCTGACTATACCTAAAAATAATCCGTTGATAGGTGTTAAACCACCGACATCTCCTTTTTGGAATTTTTCGGGTGTACGCTGTATGCTTTGATTTTTACCTGTGTGATTGTATATTCTACTCATTTATATTCCTACGGTAATGGAGGTAGTTTTCTAATACTACCAGCTCCTGTTATTTGCCCTGTGATTAGTTCTCTGTTTGTTAATCCAACATTGGTATTCATATCCCTAAATGCATCTAAGTCCATGGTAAATGTGCCATCTTGATAGTTTGCCATCACTCTATAAACTCTATACAATCCCATTATACCAAAGTCTTTGGCAGCATGCGAAACCAATCCTGTATCATCATCTGGATAAGTGGGAAAGTTTACATTTAAAAAATAATTTAATCCACCTCTGGTATAATCAGCGGCATTATCTCCAGTTATTCCGCTGTTTTTAGGACGACCTAACCAATAAGGATCTCCTCTGATACTTATGGTTTGTTCAATTAAATCTGCCAAACTATTTAAATTGAGTTCAACTGCTCCTAGCATCACAACACCTGCACTGTCTCCAGTGTCAGGTCCACTTGTTGCAAGACTTTTTATACTGTTTTCTCTGAATGTGTTTGGTAAGTCTAGTGTTCTGTTATCAGCACTAGCTCTGTTTACATTAGCAACATCTTTTTGTGTAATATAGCGTTTGTCTCTTCTCACAGGGTTATTTGTTTGTGCAGTTTTTGAATACTCACTAACTGCTTTGTCTCTTTCAGTGACTTTGACTTTTTCTTGTTTTCTTAACATTCTTTCTGCTTCACCCAAACTCTGAATGTTTTTTTCTATCTCAGTTGCGCTTATAGCATCTACACCTTCGCCACCTAGCAATTCTCTAAGTCTTTGTTGTTCAGCTCTATTATCTTTTATCCTTTGCCTTACATCCATAACTTCGTCATCTAATTGAATAGCTCTACTGCTTAATTCACCTGCACCAGCTAAAACCTGTCCTCTGTTCCTAATAAATCCATGTTCAACTGCTTGAATTGTGTAATAACTATTGTTCAATGTTATATCTAGATTGAGCACTTCTGTGTTAAGTCCTGTGTATTCATAATCATATTTTTTTCTAATCAACCCGTTTGCAACTAGATTTTTTAATCTTTCACGCTGTAGTGTAGCGTCTTTCATAAGTTCAGCATAGCTTACAGGATCGTGAATAACTTCAGGAGCAATATATTGTTTTACAGTATAGGTTATGGTCTTTTGATAATATTTTGTCAATGGATCATAAGCACCATACTCAATGTCTGTGCCAAATGCATGCCATGCAATTAGTTCTGCAAGTTTTTCTGGTCTAACTGTGCCTTCGTTTGGATTTTCTTTAGCAAACGTTTGGCTGTCGACGATTTGTAGTTGCTGAAAGTTTTTGGTTTGATACAACGCTGTAGCAATCAGTGCATTGATATTTGTACCTGCTTTAATGCTAAACTGTAATTCACCATCACCTGTTACGCTGATACTATCACTGCTATCAGCTTCTCCTTGCACAGCACCAAATGCCCATTCTCCCCACCTGGTGACTTCTGAGCCTAATTCAATTTTATATTCATCTGCTAGCAATACAGTTCTAGTTTTATCAACTCTAGTTTTCTCTTGTCTATTGAGTTCATCCTGTAATCTTTCAATAAAGCCTCCAAAAGTACTGGCTTTCATATTAAAGTCTTTGAGTATGGTCACTGTAGTTTCTCTGTATGCTTCTTGCTCAACTTCAACAAAGTATCCTCTGTACTGCCCTGCTCCTTGTCTATAACTAAAATCAAATTGTGTCAATATACAAGTGTACAAGTATCTTGGAATAACTGAACTACTGGTATTACCGTCGGGCATTTGCCCTTTAAAATTAAGTTCTAATATATAAACTGCCGCTAGATGATTTTCAATACCTAAACGCTGAGCTCCTGCAAGTATTCTGTTGAAACCAGTAACACCCATTGGTTCAATAAAACTAATATCAAATGTGTTGGCAACACTGTTTCTGTTGCTTTTGTGAAATGTTAAACTGAGTTCTTGCCTTACACTTTCGATGTTTAATTCACTTTCAACACCTTGTTGTGCAATGGTTACATATCTACCACCTTGCAGTGCATCACTTGCTCTCACACTATCACTAGGATGAATCATGTGTATACTCCAATTATAGGTATAACTTTCATATATGTTCAGTTGATTGTCTTGATAGAAAAACTTTTTGCCGCTGGTAGGTGGATCACTTGGCTCACCTCCTGGACCAAATGGAGTATCATCTGCTTCATTGATAATACCATCATTGTCTAAATCTCCGGTAGGATCTTGTGTTACTTGTTCAGCAGGAAATGTTGGATCAAAATCTGGTGGTAATTGTCCATTTGCCATTGCAATACCACTGTCCACATGTGGACTAAAATAACTGCTGGCTTCTGTGCCGCCTTCTTCAATGATCATTGCATTGACCATTTTGTTCATCAGTGCAGGATTACTTTTTAAATCAACAGGTGTATTAGGATCAACTCCCATAGCTGACGCAACTCTACTTGCATATCCACTACTATTATTTTCACCGGGAGGAGCCCAAGTATAAATCATGTCATTTACACTGGTAAGTCCTCTGTTTTGATAACTGTACAAGTTTTTCGTCATAGCTCTCACACCTAGTGCAGGTGTTTCAAACTGCTCAAAACGAACGTCACTAGGATCGGCAACTTTGCCTACCCAAGCGTTAGCTGATTGCTCCATGTTTCCTGGATTATTATTACGAACACTGCGAACTGCCATGTTTATCTGACTCCGCTAGTTTGGACATTCCGTGGTACTGTGATTTTCAATCCGCTGGTGAAATCAAAAATAGGATCTTTGATTTTGTTTCTATTGTAGTGTACAAACACCCACCAAAGCCTGCTATTACCGTACAAGTCATGTGCTAATAGATCAGGACGTCTGTTGTATTTTTCTTCAATCACTAGGTCAAACTGAACTTCATCTAGCGTGTCAGTTGTTAATGGAGGTTCATACAACTCTAAATATTTAAAATTTTGAGATGTGTTTGAGTAATTACTTGTAGGTTTATAATCAACTGTAGCCATCAAATAAATCCTTCTGTGTATGCACTTCCACTGAGAAATCTTCTTTTACTGAAGTTGTTCTTTTGTCTGTCAGGACTAACTTGTGGCATTAGATCTATGCTCACAGTCATTACAGCAGGTAAACTATCGCCGCCGCCTGTTGTTTTAAGATCAACACCACTGTCAAAAGTTGTAGCAAAACTGCCAATAACAACTCTAACATTATTAAAAACATTTTCTCCAAAAGCACTAAATCTAAGCACCGGCGGTGGTGTACCTGCATAAGGTTCACCTGCTCTTGTATCACCAATACCAAAATACATTTTAGTAACACCTCTTAAAAAGTGTAGTACACCCAAGTTATAATCTATTTCTAATTGTGTTGTGTTTGCAAATTGAGCAGTAACCTGTATGCTAGGACTGCTGGTGTTTCTATAAGCGTACATTGTATAATTTGTGTGTGCTAAATCATAATTACTGTAGTTTACCTGTTGCTGATATGCAATATCAGGCTGAATTGGAAAAATAATTCCATTGGTTCTAGACAATGCACTAGCTGGTCCACCGAAATAAAGTCGTGGACTTCTAGGTGCTAATAGTAAACTAGCTCTATTCTTAGCTGGCATTGGCATTTAGTTTATCCTTTATAAATTCAAAAACATTTTCATTTATGCTTCCAAAAAACTCTCTAAACTTCATCCTCTTCTGATTGTCATCGAGTTGTTCACTTTTCATTGCTGTTCTAAAGTCAGTAGCACTCATACCACCTTCTTGTATTGGAACTTCAAGTATATAACCTGCTTGATCACTTGGTACCATGTCTTCGCCTGGCTTGTATTCTCTGAGATAATTACCGCCTTTAAGACGTCCTGCATCTTTAGCACTGAACACCAATATCAATGCTGTTTTGTTTGGATCTTTGCCTGTCATACTGATGTCAGGTCTGTAAGGACTGGTACGCATAATCTGATCGGAAGGTATGCCAAACATCTCTGTCATAATGCCAGTTTTCTCTTCATAACTGAATGGATCTTTTTCAGGTGTCGCATTTTTAGCAATTGTAGTAGCGATAAATACGTTAGAGGAACCAAACTGTTCCACTAGATCCATATAAACTTTATGATGACCTTTGTGCATAGGCTGAAATCTACCACCGTAAAAAACAGCAATATCTGTAGCCACATCTTCTGTCAGTTGTGCATATCTCATTGAGTTCTCCTATAATAGTATTTATAGCGGAAATAAGTAGGTAGATATTGACATCATACTAGATTGGACATATACTGTAGATAATTTAAGGAAACAACATGAAAAAACAAAAATACTTAAACAACAAAGACATGCTTAAAGAGATTCACAAAAGTAAACTAACTTTTTGTAGTGTTATAGACGACGAATACAGTCGTTTTGATGTTATTGTAGAAGATATTAAAGATATTAACAATCCAGAAATTATTCAACAAGCAAAAGAAAACAGAGCTGCACAACTTAGTGTGCAAGCATATGAAAAAGCATTCAATGAATGGTATGATGGCGAAAGAAAAGCCAGTCAAAAACCCAAACAAGTTACTTATAAATTAGATCCAGAAACAATTGATGAGAAAAGTTTAATTTTTAGAGTTATGACATTTGAACATGTGCCACTAGAGCCGGGTAGAAAAAGTAAACCTAAAACTGTAGCAGATCATCACAGCAAATGTAATTTTCCTCCGTTTAAACACTATGCGTATGTGAATGACGAAGTTAGAGAAGTTGTACGCAGTCATTGGGAAGGTGGATTTGATAATGGACATTTCAATACACAACATGGTAAAATTACAAACAATCTAGCAAAAATGTATATCAAATTGTGTGAGCGATACAGTATGCGTAGCAATTGGCGAGGATACACATATGTAGACGAAATGCGTAGCCATGCACTGTTACAACTGTCACAGATTGGATTGCAGTTCAACGAACTAAAGAGTCAAAATCCATTTGCATACTACACAGCCGCAGTAACCAACAGTTTTACTAGAGTACTCAACTTAGAAAAGCGCAATCAAAACATCAGAGATGACCTACTGCAAGAAGCAGGTCAGATGCCAAGCTGGACACGTCAAATCGAACATGAAATGGCAGAACGTGCTAAATGGGATGAAGCTGCTGACAAAGAGCGCAAAGAACATGGTTTCAATGTATAGGTTGACAGCATACGATTATTCAGTTATACTGAATACAGTATAAGTTTACTGAACGGAAAGCCATGGCATTTTTTAACAGAGCAGCCTGTTTTACAGACATACATTTTGGCAACAAAAACAATAGCAAACAACACAATCGTGATTGTGCAGAGTTTGTTGATTGGTTTATTGAGCAAAGCAAAGACTGTGAAACTTGTATATTTTTAGGAGACTGGCATCATCACAGAGCCAGTGTAAACGTAAGCACACTCAATCACAGTGTAGAGAATGTAGGCAAACTCAGCCGTGCATTTGAACGTGTATACATGATCATGGGCAATCATGATTTGTACTACAGAGAAAAACGTGATCTCAACAGTTTGCCTTATGCAGATTTGTTTGAAAACGTAACGCTGATAGAAGACAATTTTGTACAAGATGGTGTTGCACTTATCCCATGGCTAGTAGAAGATGAATGGAAGAAACTAAACAAAGTCAAGTGTCGATATATGTTTGGACACTTCGAACTTCCTTACTTTAAAATGAATGCTATGGTAGAAATGCCAGACCATGGTGGCATAAATGCAGAACACTTGCAAGGTCCAGAGTATGTGTTTACTGGACACTTTCACAAAAGACAAAACAAAGGCAACGTACACTATTTAGGTAGTCCTTTTGGTCATAACTATGCTGATACATGGGATGACGATAGAGGTATGATGAAACTGGAATGGGGAGGCACACCTGAGTATATAAACTTTGATGGTCCACGCTATAGAACTGTGCCGTTGAGTAGACTAATAGATGAACCTGAGATGATACTCAACAGCAAAACATATTGTAGAGCTACACTGGATATCAATATCAGTTACGAAGAAGCAAGTTTTATCAAAGAAACATTTAGTAAACAGTACAACGTTAGAGAGATAGCGTTGATACCTAGTAAAAAGGAAGAGCATGCTCAGGATTGGAAAGTTGTAGACGATATTGAGGTTGAAAATGTAGACCAAATAGTGTACAATAGTTTGAACGCTGTAGACAGCGACATGATAGACAAAAAGATCCTAGTAGACATTTATAATTCCCTATGATTACACTTAAAGATATTACAATAAAAAACTTTATGAGTGTTGGAAACGTTACACAAGCTGTGCGTTTCACCGATAACGGACTAACACTTGTGCTGGGCAACAACTTAGACTTGGGTGGTGATGGCAGTAGAAACGGCACAGGCAAGACCACTATTATCAATGCGCTCAGTTATGCTATCTACGGAAATGCACTAACAAACATACGCAAAGACAATCTAGTCAACAAGACCAATAGCAAAAGCATGTTGGTTACACTGGATTTTGAAGTAGAAGGCACCAAATATCGAATTGAAAGAGGCAGGAAGCCCAATGTGCTTAAATACTATGTCAACGAACAAAACGTTGACGAAGACGAAGCACAAGGTGAAAATCGTCAAACTCAAGCACAAATAGAAAAACTGTTTGGTATGAGTCATGACATGTTTAAACATATTGTTGCACTAAACACATACACAGAGCCTTTCCTCAGTATGAGGGCAAATGATCAAAGAGCGATCATCGAACAACTACTAGGCATAACTATGCTTAGTGAAAAGGCAGAGGCTCTCAAAGAACAACAAAGGTTAACAAAAGATGCAATCAAACAAGAAGAGTATCGAATTAACGCAATTGAAGAAGCAAATTCCAGGATTGAGAAAAGTATTAGTGATTTGGAACGCCGACAAAAAATTTGGCGAGATAAACAGACGGCTGATGTCCAAGATGTCCAACAGCAAATAAGCACATTAGAAAAGATCGACATACAAACTGAACTCAACAATCATGCACTGTTGAGTGATTACCTCGAGAAGAAAAATTTAAGAGATCAAGCTGAAAAGTGGATTGCTAATATCAAACAAGACAATGCTAAACAAGATCGTTTAGTTGATAAACTTGAAAAAGAAATTGTACTGCTTAAAGAACATAAATGTTATGCTTGCGGACAAGAGATGCATGACGACAAGCAAACACAGGTACTGTTAGACAAAGAAGATCAACTAGGCGAAGCTCGTACACAAATATATGAAAACGACAAAAGCTGGGATGAATGGGAGCAGGTGCTAACTGAACTAGGTGAACTAGGACAAATTCCAGTTACACATTACAATACACTACAAGAAGCACTGCAACATCAGAACACACTGAGTAATCTACAGTCAGAAGCACAGCGTATTGCAAATGATACTGACATGTATGAGGAACAAATAGATACACTCAAAGAAACAGGATTGCAAGAGATTGATTGGAATACAATGAACGATTACAACGTTCTCAAAGATCATCAAGACTTTTTGTACAAACTGTTGACAAACAAAGATAGTTTTATCCGTAAACGTATCATTGAACAGAACTTGCAGTACTTGAATAGCAGACTTGCTTACTATCTAACCAAGTTAGGTCTGCCACATGAAGTTGCGTTCCAACCTGATCTCACAGTAGAGATTACAGAACTAGGTAGAGATTTAGATTTTGATAATCTCAGTAGAGGCGAACGTAACAGACTGATACTAGGACTTAGCTGGGCATTTAGAGATGTATTTGAAAGTATGAATACGCCTATTAACTTTTTAGCAATAGACGAACTCATTGACAGTGGTATGGATACAAATGGTGTAGATGCAAGTCTGGGTGTTCTCAAAAAGATTGAACGTGAACGCAACAAAAACATCTTCTTAATCTCACACAGAGATGAACTTGTAGGTCGTGTAAACACAATACTACAAGTGATCAAAGAAGGTGGCTTTACTACATTCAGCACAGACACGGAGTTTGTAGATGCCAAGTAAACCTAAGATATATGAAAGTCCAGATGGCGGCAAAACTGTATTTGAAAGAGAGTTTGGAGACCAACTGAGAAAAGCAATTGATAAAGAAATGAGCAAGTCACCTTATCACCCTCAACAATTGCTAACAAAAAAGATACTGCCACCTGACATCTTTTATAAACTATTCGGAAGAGAAAAATGAACGAAGACGATGATTACATTATAGGTATAGACAGTTTTAACAACAAAGGTCAAAAAGGTGACGACGACTTTGAAACCTGGTTAACATATGATGCACCTCTTACAATGGGAGGCGATTCAACCTATACAGTTACTGACACACTAACTGGAGGTACAATTACACTCAATTCTGAATACAACAATAATCAGTATATGACCAAAAAAGAAATTGAAAGATTAAAATATCACATGCCAATTGATCTATTGATCAAATGGTTTCCAGATTGCAAGAAAGATGAGTTTGATGACGAAATTCCTTTTTGATGTAGATGGTACACTAACCGATGCACGTAAACCAATTGATCCTGCGTTTGAAAATGTTATGTTGGATTTTGTTAGGAATCACGAATGTGTGATTGTAACTGGCAGTGATAGAGCCAAGACACTAGAACAAATAGGCGAAAGGCTTACTAACAGTTTTGAAACTGTATATCATTGCAGTGGTAATCATGTGTTTGAAAACGGAGTTGAAGTAGGAAGAACTGATTGGGAACTCAGCAAAGAGCAGTATGACTTTTTGCAACAACAGCTAGACAAAATTGATTATCCAGAAAAAGTTGGTAATCATATAGAACAAAGAGTTGGAACAGCTAATTTTAGTATCTGCGGAAGAAACGCAGATTGGGATCAACGTGCTAGATACGTTGAATGGGAAGAACACAACAAAGCTAGACACATTGTTGCTATGGCTTACAATGAAATGTTTGAAGAAAGCGAAGCACTGGTAGCAGGAGAAACCAGTATTGACATCTTTGCACTAGGCAAAGACAAAAGTCAAGTTACAAAATTATACAAAGACACAACAATATATTTCGGAGACAAATGTTTTCAAGGCGGCAACGATTGGAGTGCCGCAAAGATTGCTACCAAATATTATCAGATTGACCGAGGATACAAACAAACTTGGGAAATCTTAAAAAAGAGGTACATTTAGGTTGACATTTCGAGTTCTAGGCATATATAGTTGCTGCTATATATTAAAATGCAATGGACTTATCAAGGCAAAATCGTAAATGAAATACCAGAAGGATATATTGGATTTGTATATCTAATTACCAATCTTACGAATGGCAAAAAATACATCGGCAAAAAACTAGCACAGTTTAAAGTAACGAAAAAACCTCTCAAAGGCAGAAAAAACAAAAGGCGTTCAACTAAGGAAAGTGACTGGAGAACCTATTGGGGAAGCAGTGACACACTGAACGCAGATGTAATTGAATTAGGCCCAGAAAACTTTACTAGAGAAATATTACACTATTGCACAGGCAAAGGTGAATTATCATACCTAGAGGCTAAAGAACAGTTCGACAGAAAAGTTTTACTTACTGACGAATACTATAATGGCATCATTAATGTCCGTGTAGGCGGATCCAAGGCACTTATAGAATCCTTAACTAGACACCAGTCATAACATACCCTCCTTGCTAAACGCATTGAGATTGCTCGTACTTGTACGGGCCGTCGGATCTTGCAGAGGGAATCAAACCAAAAGAGTGGGCTCTGTTGCGCTATTACAACCCACGGGTATTACTAGATCAGTTGCCGTTATTTGCGATTTAGTAGCCTGCGTTGAAAGCGGCGAGTAAAGGGGTTGAGCACAACCGCCTCTGCCTATATGGTTTCGCTTATAACGGTGCATCTGGGAGCGGGGTAATGACCTGTTCGTTTTTTTTGCACTTGGCCGTACACAGGCTAAGTGCGACTGAAAACAGGGTAATAACGTAATCATTAAAAAAATAATAAGAAAGAAAGTTCAAACGAAATGAAATGAGTTTGACGATGAGCTTTAGCTCTTCGACTTATAGTGTTTTACGTCTTTTACCTTGAGATTGTTCTATTGCTTGCTTTTCTTTCTCATTCTTTTCTACTATGGTATTTTGGATTTCACCGACTTGTGTTGCAGTCATGTTATACATGTCTTGAATTGTATAACTTCCGTTTGAATAAAGTGCAATTTCGTTTAAGGATTTTCTGAGACTTCTTCTGTATTCATCAAGCTCTCCTGCAAGTTTTTCAATCTCTCCAGCCGATTCTGCTCTACCGACGCTGGATCTAAAAAAAAAGCTGGGTTAAACTCTACAACATTGGAAAATTCTTTGCCACACTCTTCATCAGCACACGTGAATGTAAATTTTTTATCAATTCCACTACTGTTTAATTTTTCACCTTCACGTTTGATTGCATTTACTGTTTTGCTGTTGGTGTTTTTAATAAAGTCTAAGATGTGTTCTATATCAGTTACTACTGTGCCGTCTGGTATAGTAATACTTTCAATCAAATCTGCAACAACTGCTAGTCCAGCGGCTGTGCTTCTAGCTAGGCTTTCTCTAAACTGATCGCTGGTGGTCTGTTGTTCTCTTGCCATCATACGCAACATTCTTTCGTTTTCTACAATTTCAATACTGCTGGCATTCACTGTTTTTAACGTGTTGGGTTTGATTTTAAACACAAGTTGATCAATTTCAATATCAATACTTTCGTTGTTTACTGCTACATTCTTAAGTACGCTGGGCAAATTAATTTCATATACATTTGATTTTTCGCAGTGTGTACAAGTACTGCTAAGATTGAGTTTGTTTTCGTATGTTGCGGCTTTGCTTGCAATAATAATTATTTCACTGTCTGGCAGTGTTATTTCATACGGGTCGCTGATGTCAGGACAAATACTCTTGAACAACTCAAACAGACTTTCGCCATTGTAAAGGCTGTCTGGTATATTGATCAACATCTCATCTTGTATGGTCATTGGCTTAATACCAATCTCACCATTTGCTGTTAGATTGATAGGTTTTTTGTACCATTTACCTTGACTAGGAAGTTTGATGTATATTTCTTTGTTTCTATAAA